GATAAAAGATTGTTCCAAAATTCATTTTTGCTTCAATGGTTGTCCCATCTGTAAGCTTTATGATTTTACCTGCATTCATGTGCCACTTGTTCCTTTCACGCTCCTACTGCTGTTGTAAGGTCTGCATCCGTCAGAATCGGTTTTGCGAAGAACTTCTCTTCTGTAAGTCCTTCTGGTGCCGTGGACTCTGTGACCTTGCTCACGATGTTTCCTGCTGCGTCAAACGGATATGCTCTAATCTTGATCGTGTCGGTCTGCTCACTTGCTTTTTCTTCAGATGTTGCAATATCATCAGAGTTCTCAACAAGCTTGCATTTTGGAAACCACTCATAACGAGATTTTCCGTTTTTCAGTTTTACAACCTTTCCATAGGCAAAGAATGGTCTTTCGCTCTTTCCGCCAGCGAGGATAAGTCCGCCTGTTCCTTTTGTCTCTCCGCGCATTTTGGAGATTGTATCATCCGGGAATGCGATCACAGATACCTCAATGTCGATACTGGACATTGGTGAATCTGAATCATAGATTTTTCCGGATGCATACACATCACTTGTCTCAGAGTTCTCAGTTACCTTTACACTCTTAACGACTTCTGTCTTCTCAACATCAGCCTCGTAAGTGCCATCATACTCTTTGCCCTCTGTTGCATCCGCAAAACACATGTACTGTGCTCCGACTGTCTGTTTCATGGCCGGTTTTTTTGTATTAATAGACATTAGTCAACCTCCTAACCGAAGATGCTCTCTGTCATCTTCTTGTAGTATTTTTCCTTGTTTCTTTCAAAGAGTGGCTTCAAGTGTGCCCTTGCTGCCATCTTCCTGGTTCCATGCTCAAGCATTGGACCGTAATACTTGCCCCATCCAACCTTAATTCCGCTATCAGTTCTTTCCAGTGCGAATGTACTCACGATATGCGTATACCCTGCTTTTGTGATCTGACTTCGTGGTTTTGGGAGTCTAAGAAGGTCATTAACGAACTCCTTCGCTCCCTCTTCCACTGCGTCAAGTGCTTTGTCAGAGCTTACATTCTCGGAATACTGTTTCAACAGTTCCTCGAAATCTTCAAATCCTCCACCGTCAAAGGTTATCTCGCTACTCATCCAATCACTCCATCAGTTGTTATTGAAAAATAAGAGTGCCATACACGGTCTTCTGTCACATATTCGTGAGCAATGGTCGGATGGTAGCCAAGCTCATTCAGACGGTTTTTCAGTGCGATCAGTTTCGGATCGCGTGGCTTTCTAGCGTAAAAACTAATCTGCCATGTGATCTCATTCTCATAATCATCTCCGGATGCCATTGTATCTTCCCACAGGATCTCCCAGTAATCAATTCTTGGAAATTTCATTGTATTTTTGAGACTGCTGACTCCCTCGTTTACCGGGCAGTCTAACTCGTGTAAAATCCTGCTTAATTCTCCCTGTGTCATCAGATTACCTCTCTGTCGTATGCTGGCGTTTTCAATGTCAGCTCAGATTCTTTGAATCCATCTTTCGTGGTTACGTGTGCAACGTTGTAAATCTCGTGCTGTTTACCGTCTATCATGCACACGCACTTACTGTTGATCTTCTTGTACTGCGGAATCGCAAGTTTCATCGTCACCTCAACGCTGGCTGCTGCCAGTTTTGCCCTTGTTGTATCGTATACGGAAAGTTCCCTGTACCATATTCTCTCGTTAGTTGCGCGGAGCCTTTCTTCTGGATAGTCCTTTGAAGTATCTTCTTCAATCCGATACAACTCCAATACACCGTCTGTATACTCAGGTAATGTCATTGTCTTCAACCTCCGTTTCCATCTGCCAGGTCAAAATAACGCTTGCATAATTATCCATGAATTCACTTACACGATGATGAAAAGCATAATACATGTAATTCTTCAAAAGCATCCTGTAAGTTAAATCCTCCGTGACGCTACAGCCGGGATTCAGGCTCCCGACTGTCTGCTCACCTTCTTTTGCAAGATTCTTCAACTGACTGTCCCGGTAATATGGCGGGATCTGAAATTCTTCCCGCATCTCATTTACGAGCTTTTCCAATTCTTCCCCTGTCATCTTCCCGGTCTTCATAGCTTACTCCTTCGTCTGCGGAACTGTTACCTGTGTTACAGGAAGCACATACTCTTCCAGTTTTGTCACATCGAAGACAACTGCCACGTTATCATCTACCGCACGACCGTTGGCGTTGCATACTGCAATAATCAGATCTGCATCATCCATGGCCTTTGTCTGATCATACTCTTTGACGCGAACGTCGGTTGTTCCCATTGTGTAATATCCAGCAATGGTAAATGCTGCCTTTCCTTTCGGTACATTAGCATCTACAATCTTCTCAATATCAATAAAGGATTTGTTGATATATCCACCTGTCAGAGCCTCTCCGAACATGCAAGGATCAACGTACTCTGCTTCATCGGATGGATTGCACACCAGATACAGCTTATCTACCACACGTTTTCCATCATTGGTAAGAATCTTTCTTACTTCTGCAAGACCCTTCGGGCTGAACTTTGTAATATTTTTCTTTACTTCCTTTGCTTTCTTTGTTCCATCAACTTCGGATTCTTCAAGTTTACGGAAAATGCCAATCGGAGCGTTTTTCCCATCTCCATCAATATATCCCTTAACGAGACCATCCTGCATTGCTTCTGCAAGAATCGCTCTAAAGTAGCGATCAACAAACTCCATTGACAGCTCGCGGATTGCTTTTGGAATCACAAGATATGCAGTGAGTTTGCACAGTTCAATGTTCAATGCAGAAAACTCCATTGATAACTTTCCTGCAATTGCTGCTGTGAGTTCTCCCCACTCTGCTGTTCCTGAATGAGATGCTACGATCCACTTTTTCACATTTGCAGGAGCCATGTTCACCAGCTTCAGGATATTGGATGCTTTCTTCACATCATCCAGTGTGCGGTCAATAATCTCCGTTGGGATGATATCAATCTGATTTGCAGTAATTGACTGCTTAACGTCCTTGAATCCCTCATAGAATTTCTTCTCTTCCTGGGACAGGTTGCGGAGTCCGAGCTGTTTCTTGTAATCTGCATCATGACCTGCTCTTTCTGCTTCTGCTACAACCTGATTGATCAGATCTGCGTGTGCTGCTTCTTCGATCATCTCGATTGACTGCATGATAGCATCTGCTTTCTGATCTGCCGGAGCATTATCCAGCAACTGTTTTACTTTGTCTTTTACTTCCTGGCTTAATCCTTCAATCTTCATTCTGTTATTTCCTCCTAACCAAAAAATGCACCCCAACCGGTGCTATCCTTTTCTTCCGTCTTCTCTTTTTTCTTATGAGTCAGCTGATAGAATTCAGCTAACTGCTTCTGATGCTCATTTCTGCTCCTCAATTCCATCTGAAGCGCCTTGTTTTCTTTGAGCACCTCCTGCAGTTTCACATCCGGATCATCTTCTTTCTGTGCAACGCCAATCTCATCAATCAGACCATACTCCAGAGCTTTCTGTGGAGATAAGGTTGTAGTCTTATGCATCATCTCCCGGAGCTCCTCTTCTGAAACTGTAGCTCTCTGCATGAACAGAGCTACACAACTGTCCATTGCTACATCCAGATTGTCTGCTTCTGCTCTCAGATCCGCCGCATTTCCTGTGACTGTCTCCCACATATCATGGATAATGGCCGTTGTTCCCTGTCCCATGATACGCTTATCACACGCCTGCAGAATCGTAAAGGCAATCGAATGACATCCGCCCATTACAATTCCCGTCTTATAGGATCCATGCTGCTGAAGCATGTTGTAGATAGCTGTTCCCTGGTCTACGCTTCCACCATTGCTGTTGAAATAGATCTTGATCTTGTCTGTTTCCGGAATTGCATCCAGAAGTTCCTTGAAGTGCTTAGCTGATGTCTCAGAGTCATCATACTGCCATGTATCCCAGTTGAACGGACCGATTTTTCTAATCTCATCAAAAATGAAAATCTCATGCACGTTATCCGTCTGCTGAAATCTATACACAACTTTTTTCTGTTCCATGTTCTCTTCCTTTCCCTGTTATTACTGTTTAACGGACAGCTCCGAGATACTTGGATCACCTCCGTCTAATCAGGTTTCCTGTGCCGCATTACTGTTGTCCTCCTCTCCATAGTTTTTCGTCAATGCTCTTGCCTGACTGAATTCTGTATTAAGTAACGGATAACCTACCATTTCCCGGATTTCATCGTAATTAAATCCGATTCCACGGAGCTTATCCAGATTTACAGCACTGTCTACCACATCCACGTGCTTGAAACGTGCCAGCCATACCATGACTTTTTCTTTTTCCTTGCAATAATCATTTATTCCGATTTTGTAAGCTGTCAATGTATCATTAATCACTTCCGCTATAGGGCTTACTGCATACGTTATAAACTCATTGGTTGCATCTGATTTTTCCGTGATGTTTCCGTTGAACACCGCCTCCGGAATATCAAATGCATTAGCCACCTCATTGTTGATCTGTAGAGCCATCTTCGCCAGTTCCTCTACCTTTACATTTGTTGTAATTTGCATACTTTCTAGCGTTACTCCTGTCGATTCCGGAAATACTAGCAGCTCATCCGATTCCAACAACCTTTTTATTTTCTCCAGATACTTACTTCTAGTTGTTCTTCTTTTTGTTCCATCATCCAATTCTTCCGCAAATACTTGATTGTCGCCTGTTTTTAATTTGAATCGCGGCTGGCTTGACAAGCGCATCATCGTATTTACTGCTTCAAGTGTCTTGTCATACTGTCCGACTACATTCTGCAAATACAGTCTAATTCGTGCATTATCGTATCTCAGATGTATTACTTCAGATGATCTGAAACTTTTATATATCGAATAGTCGTATCCCGCACATGTAAGCGTTATATCCCTATATGTGCGTTCCGTTAACACACTATCTGTTGTCTGCCATGATGACGCTCTGTAATATTTCCCACCTAATGGAATAATCACAACTTCTGTCGTTGTAAGCAATTCCTTTACCACCTCTGTCCAGAACACCGTTCCACACTCGTGGTCATTTGGTTGGATGTTTAGCCTGTATTCCTCTTTTCTTTTTTCTTTGTTGTCCGTCTGAATTAATATGTCAGATTTTGCGATTGCTTTTGCTATCATTGACATAGCCTTTTCAATAGCCAATTTCGATAGATTCACCTTTGCCATATCTAACGAAATCACTTCCGCTAATGATTGTATTTCTTTATTTCTGTCTTGAAATAGAAAATTAAACATATCTTTCTCCTGTCAAATATAGACCATCTGGACTTCCAGCTCATCCTTGCAGAACATTGCAACATCAAAAGCCATAAATCCATCATTCTTTCTTAACTTCGGCTCAATTTTTCCGAACATCTTGTTTCCGAACTTATCCTCACTCACGCTTGTATTATTGGTATACCAACGCATGATTGCCGACGGTCCGTAGTTAATCTGCCCCAAACTAAATGCAGCTTGAATAAACGGAGCAATTATTCCAGTTGCTGACGTTATCTTTCGGATTAAGCGCACAATTCCATATGGATTCTTCTTATCTTCAATTGATATTCCACGCTCACTAAAAGCCATTTCAAAAAGTTTGTATCTATAAGTATCCATTGCAATTTTCTTAACATTGTAATAGTTCATCTGTTCCATACACCAGTCAGCAATCAGATTCACATCAATCACCGGACCTGGAACAATCTCAAAGTCTTCAAACTCGGTCTGTCCTGCATTTCTCAGCGGGAACTTGATGGAATCAATAAATGGAGAATCCGCACAGATCCATGTATGCTGCCGCCAGATGTACTCTCCCTCATCCGTCTTGGTCAATATTCCGGCTGATGCGAAGTCCCTTACGTCTGCATAATCAATTCCAATAACTGCTGCCTGTCCCCGTGTGTCCAATGTTATCCGTGGAATCTTTCGCTCCAGTTCTTCCATTGTCTCACCCTCATAGCAAGCCCGCAGGACATTCTGCCATGTTGTGACCGTCTCCTCTTCCTTCCGCGCTGATCTGTCCATTCGTTTTGTAATGAACTCCGCACGCTTGGAAGGGATCTTCTTCATTTCCAGGTAATCATGCATGATCTGATTCGCAAGAATTGGCATGTATTCCATTGATGGGTTCGCCTTATGCCATGCCTCTGGATCATCGATTTCTTTCATGTCATCAATCTCGCAGATGAACGGGAAGTACCCTAGCAGATTCTCTCCCGTCTCCAAAATCTCAGCGCACATTGCCGAAATTTCATCCAGTGGACCGTCTCTGACATATCCATCTGTTGTGATGATGAACTCTCTCGAATGCTTGACCTTACCAAAAGAGGATTCAAATACATTGATCTGGTCATAGTTCTCGTAGGCATGGATTTCGTTCAGGACAAGACATCCTGTTCGCTTACCATCCTTGGTCTTTGCGTTCGAAGTGTTGTATTTCATCTCCGATCCTGTTGCCAGGTTCGTGATAAGTTCCTTTGTGACCGAAAACTTTCCCTTGAATTTTGGATTATCATGTAGCATGTCATAAGCTACCTTGAATGTGTCCTTAACCTGGCTCTCTGAGTTCGCCACAATTTCAACATGGTAATTTTTCACTCCGTAGAGCGGAGTCTGAAAGAAATTTACCAGCGGCACGATGAATCCATCTTTGCCATTTCCACGTCCTTCCTTGATGAAGAACTTTGAAAATACTGGAATGTCATCCACATACATAAATGCAAACGCATAAATGAACTTTTGGAATGGAAATAGTTCGTAGTAATTTGTTTTACAGTACTGTAGGCAGTTCCTATATGTTTTTTCATCAAAAAAAACATCGTTTCGCTTCAATGTCGGCTTCACGATGTTTTCTATCAGTAATTTTCTCTTTTTATTTATCCATTTCGGATGCTCTTCGGCATATTTGAGATAATTATCAATCTCTTTACAGGTAACCATCTGTCGGATTCTCCGGTTCTGGTATCGGTTCTTTCAGCTTCAGATCAGCCAAGATTTTCAGCATAGTTGCTGTGGTCTTTTGCAGATTGACTACAGATTCGTTTGCCTTTTCCACACTCACACCATTTCCATTGATGGCTTCATACCGGATTCCTTTTTTCCTAATATCTGCAATCAGTTTCTTTTTCAATGACCAATAATATACATAATCATCAA